ATTAAAGAAATGACCATGAAACAATTGTCTATTCTCAAAGATAGGCTCAGTGAAGAAATACATGAACGATTCAAAGATCAATATTGTATTGAACAACTGTATCAAAATGAAGGTTATATCTGTCGGTCTTTGTTTTTTGGAAAAGGAAAAAGAAGAAATAAAGCTTGGTTAGATCAAAATACATGGTATAAAGAAAAAATATAATATTCATATTTCCCTTCTGCCTTAACTTAGCCCCACTTTTGTGGGGTTTCTTTTTTTGGTTTTATACGTTATATATAAATAAACAGCTAACCACTGCAAGAAAGGTAAGACATGAAAAAGAAAATCGGTAGACCTAAATTTGAAATCACAGAAGCTATTTGTGCAAAGGCTGAACATCTTGCTTCAAAGGGATTGACTGTTGATCAAATAGCAGCAGTCTTTGGAGTTTCTGACGCAACAATATACGAAAGACAAATTGAAAATCCTGACTTCTCTGACGCATTAAAAAGAGGTCGAGCTTCTGGTATTGTCGATGTAACAAATGCTTTATATGAAAAGGCTACTGTCGATAAAGATAATACAGCTATGATCTTCTGGCTCAAGAATAGAGCAGGTTGGGTTGATAAACAGGAAACAAATACTACTATTGAACAAAGACATATAATAGATTTATCTAGGATTGATAATGAACAACTTGCCCAACTTGAAAGAGTTCTTGAGCAATCTGTCACTGGAACAAGTAAGGGCAGAGAAGTACCGAAGGTCATTGAGGGAGTTCACGAAGGCTAGTTGGAGTTCCATTGAGCCTGGTGTAGACTTTCAAAATAATTGGCATATCGATGCAATCGGTGAACATCTTCAGGCTGTTGTTGAAGGTGATATCAAAAGACTTATTATCAATGTACCACCTCGACATATGAAGTCTATTTCTGTGGCTGTTGTATTACCTGCTTGGACTTGGACCATACAGCCTGACAAAAAATTCTTATATGCTTCTTATGCCAGTTCATTATCCATTAGAGATAGTGTTAAGTGTCGGAGATTACTGGATAGTAGATGGTATCAAACTCATTTTGGTGATGTGTTTAGCCTGACATCTGACCAAAACCAAAAGCAAAGATTTGAAAACAATAAAACTGGTGCTAGAATTGCAACGTCAGTTGATGGTGCTCTGACTGGTGAAGGTGGTGATATAATTGTAGTTGATGATCCACATAACGTCAGAGAAAGCGAATCTGCTACAGTTCGTGAAAGTGTTTTAGACTGGTGGGATCAGGCAATGCAAACCAGATTAAATGATCCAAAGACTGGTGCTTTTATTATAATTATGCAAAGAGTGCATGAAAAAGATTTAACAGGACATATATTAGCGAACCAATATGATGAATGGGATCATTTATGCTTACCTGCTCGATATGAGGTCGGACATCCGACACCGACCAAATCAATCCTTGGTTTCACAGATCCAAGGACCAGAGAAGGTGAATTGTTGTGGGAAGAACGTATTGACAAAAAGACTTTGGATAATATTGAAAAGAGTCTTGGGAGTTACGCATCAGCAGGTCAATTGCAACAAAGACCTATGCCCAAGGGTGGTGGTATCTTAAAAGCTGAGTGGTGGGTTCCTTGGGAGAACTCTAATCTTCCTGACATTGAATATGTTCTGCAATCTTGGGATACTGCATTTAGTACCAAAGAAAAAACATCCTATTCTGCCAGAACTACTTGGGGGGTGTTTAGAAAAAATGGTCAGGTAAATGCCATAGTGTTAGACATGTGGTATGATAGAGTTACCTATCCTGAATTAAGAAAGATCGCACAGGAATCTTATTATGACTATGAACCTGATGCTGTACTAATAGAAAAGAAAGCTTCTGGTCAAAGTTTACTGCAAGATTTACGCATGGCAGGAGTTCCTGTTATTGAATATATGCCTGACAGAGACAAGGAAGCTAGAGCACATGCATCATCTGCATTATTGGAAGATGGCAGAATTTGGTATCCTTCAAACAAAAAATGGTGTAAAGACCTAATTGATATATGTGCAACTTTCCCTGCCACTGAAAATGACGATATTGTTGACACTTGTACTCAGGCTTGGTTAAGATTACGCAAGGGTTGGTTTGTTACACATTCAAATGATGATATTGACGATGATTTTGAAGAAAGAAAGAGGATAACATTATATGGTTGAAATTCCTTTTGCTGAAGGTGCTCCACCAGATGATTTACAAGTCGAATCAGTTGGTGATGAAGTTTTTGTTGGAGATCCAGATACAGATCAAGTTGCAGAGACTGAAGATGAGTTTGATGAAAATCTGGCTGAAAAAATTAATGAGAGAGAGTTACAGAAGAAAGCTTCAACTCTTATTTCGCTTTATGAAGATGATAAAAGCTCTAGGTCGGAATGGGAAGAACGATATAAAAAAGGATTAAAGACATTAGATCCTGATGGTGGTCAAGAAGAATCAGAAGAAGAAAGAGCTACCAGAGGTTTATCAACAGTTGTGCATCCTATGATTGCAGAAGCAGCAACTCAGTTTAATGCCAGAGCTATTGCAGAACTTTATCCATCTGGTGGTCCAGTTAAAACTGTTATTATTGGCACTCCTAATGAAGAGACAGAAGATCAAGCCAGAAGAGTTCGTGAATATATGAACTATCAGATTGTTGAAGAGATGCCAGAATACTTTCCTGATCTGGATCAAATGCTGTTTCATTTACCATTAGTTGGTCAGACATTTAAGAAAGTTTGGTGGGATAGTAATATGGGTAGGCAATGTTCTCAGTTTATTAAAGCTGAAGATTTTGTCGTTGCTCCAGAAAGCAAAGATCTTATGACTTCACCAAGATATACACAAGTAATTCGTTTGCCTAAAAACGATTATAATAAGTATGTCCAATCTGGATATTATTTACCTAGTGAGTATTCAGGTGATGGTTCTGACCCATCTGGTGACACTATCGGAGAAGTCGAAGGTGTTAATACTTATGGTGATGACCAACAAGATGAAGTTATGACTTTGTTGGAAATGCATGTTTATGAATTGTTTGATGAAATCGATGAGGTAGATCCTGAAGATGAAAATGCTGTAGCCACTCCATATGTGATCACAATTGATTATGACAGTGAAAAGATTGTCAGCATTAGACGCAATTACAAGGAAGATGACGAAAAGAAGAAACGCAGAGATTGGTTTGTCAGTTATAAGTTTTTGCCAGGTTTAGGATTTTATGGGTTTGGATTATTTCATTTGATCGGTGGATTAGGTAAGGCAGCCACTGGTTCATTAAGAGCATTACTTGATTCGGCTGCTTTTGCTAATATGCAAGGTGGTTTTAAATTAAGAGGTCGTGTTGCAGGGGGTGAAGTACAAGTTAATCCTGGTGAGTTTGTTGATTTAGATGCGACTGTTGATGATGTTAATAAAGCTATAATGCCATTGCCATTCAAGGAACCTAGTGGATCTTTATTTAATTTATTAGGTTTTATCGTTGATGCAGGTCAAAGATTTGCAAGTACGGCTGATTTGAATGTTGGGGATGTAAATCCAAATGCTCCTGTTGGATCAACAGTGGCATTGATAGAGCAAGGTTCTAAAGCTTTTTCTGCAATACATAAAAGGCTTCATTATTCACAAGGGCAAGAGTTTAAAATGCTTGCCAGGTTGAATGCAGAATACTTGCCTGAAAAATTTACATTTTCATTCTCTGGAAGCAGTTCTGAAATATATGCTGCTGACTTTGATGATCGCATTGATATTCTCCCTGTCAGTGACCCCAACATTTTTAGCACTGCTCAAAGGATTGCACAGGCACAAGCTGTATTGGAAATGGCTAGATCACAACCTGATTTGCATAATTTATATGAAGCATACAAAAGAATGTATGAAGCTATTAGAGTACCTAATATTGATGAAATACTAAAGAAACCTGATGAAGCTCCAAGAACAGATCCAGTCGATGAAAATATGTCAGTGATGTATGGCAAGCCATTAAAAGCTTTTCCAGAACAAGATCACGATTCTCACATTGCTGTACACATGCAATTCTTACAAGATCCAATGTTAGGTGGTAATAATGCTACAAAGGGTATGCAACCTATTATGATTGCACATATTGCAGAACATGTTGCCTTATTATATCGACAAAGAATGGAAGCAAGTATTGGAGTACCAATGCAACCAGTTCCAGACTTTAAGAATCCTAATTATAAACCAAAAGACATTAATCCAGAGTTAGATCGATTAATTAGTCAGAGGGCAGCCCAAGTTGTAAGACAGTCACCACAGATGCAACAGATCGATGCATTGAAATCTTTGACAGGTCAACAACAGCAACAACAACAGAATCCATTACAATATGCACAACAACTTGCTAAACTTGAAGCAGATGCCTTAAAAGCTAGAACACAAGCACAGATTCAAGCAGATCAAGCCAAAGCTCAATCTTCAATACAAATCAAACAAGCTGAAGCAGAACAAGATTTACAGATTGAAGCTACCAAAGCTCAAGCAGATTTACAGGCAAAAATTACTAAGTTAGAGGCAGATCTGCAATTAGAGAGAGAAAAGAATAATGCTAAATTGCAAATGGAAATGTTGAAAAATGCTCCCAAATAATTCATTAGCTACGATAAGACCAATTAATCCACAGGCTTTTGGTCCTGTTAAACCAATGGGAGCTTTGCCAATGGGTGGTGGTCAACCACCACAACAAGGTGGATTTAATGCTGAACAGTATTTAATGAATAAAGTTATGGAATTAAAAAGAAAAGGCATTGGGAGTGGTGCTTTAGGGAATATAATGGCATCGATGCCAATGCAAGGAGCTAGATAATGACAGAAGAGGAACTATCACAAGCAAGAGCTGCTGAAGTTCAAGCATTAGTACAAAGTTTTCTTACTACAGGGAGACAAATAACAGGAAATAAACAGTTTAATGCAGAATTAAAAGTTATTACTGACAAATATGCTCCTCAATATGCTGCTCTACAACAACAGCAACAACAAACAACAACCCAAGATACTGGTGCATTGGCTAACATTGGCACAGACACTCAACAGCAAGATGATAAGGTGCAAGTTTTTTCTCAAATTGGGCAACTAGGAGCAGGTAAAGGTTATTCTACCATTCAAGATGTTGTTACAAGTCTTGGTGGACAAGCAGGACAAGTGGAAAGGTTATATTTTAAAGATCCTGAGACTGGTCAAGTATTTAATTATGATTATGACGATAGTGAATTTGAAAATTTAAATCCTGGTTATTATGGGTTAAGTTTATCAGACTTACAACTTATTAGTGGCATTACTAAACCATCAGGAAGTGATGATACTGTCAGGTTTACAGTCGATGATCCTAGTAAATATGATATATCTGGTATTTTAGG